TCTTGTGCTTTTGCGATTTGCAATTGCAATTGTGCGATACGAGTTTTCTTCTTATCTTCTCGACCTTGGTCGACAGCTTTAGCGCCATCAGACTTCTGTGGTTCTTCCTCTTCAGAAATAACCGATTCTTTTAAAAACTTAACAGTATATACTGGTGCTTTATTAGATTTCGCTTCACCCACTAAAAGTGCAGCCACATACAAATGGTCTGCTCTTTTTTCATATAAATCTGCATAGTCCATATTTGGTTTAATCATTTTTTGAGTTGCTTTTGCTAACTGACTTTGATCTTTACACCATTTTTGTACAATTTTCATATCTTTATCTTCACCAAAAAGTTCTACAGAGTTTCCTTTATATTCACCCTCACCCTCAAGTTCAGCACCTTTATCTTCAATATATGCTTGTATATTAAAATCCATATCATCTAAAAGTTTATCGTCTGCTTTTTCTAAATTACGAATACCATTTACAACTATTTTAAAAGAACCATCTTCTTCAGAAATAACCGATTCTTTTACTTCAGTCTCATCCATCAATGCTTGGATTGTTTTAACATCAAGTTTCATCTTCTTAGCAATCTCCTTTGCAGACATTCCTTTTGAGATGTAACCATGTAAATCCTTCATACGTCCTTCATCAAGTTCTTCTTTGATGTCATCAATAGATGCACCCATATCACCGATAGCAAATGTTACTTTACCATCTCTCTTGTATAGGAACTTCTTGACTGACTTTTCATTACCTTTAGTAACAAGTGTGACTTTTTCTACTCTACCCTTGTTTACTGTATTCTTTGACTTAACAATATAATCAACAAAGTCTTTACCTTTACTGATTGTAGAACTAGTCTTGAGTTTAATGGTTTGTCCCTTCTTTAGTTTGTCGAATATCTTATTCAACTTAGGGTCATCCATCTTCATCTCATCAATTTCAAATTCTTCTTTCTTCATCCAATAAGATGCTTGTAAGTCAGTGGAGTCATTCGGGCAATCACAGTTAGGGTCTGCATTACCTTGTTCACAACCACAATCTTCACAAACGTATTCTTCTTTTGCTTCAATAATTATTTCTTCACCCATTCTAAGTTGTTTTGAGACCATCTTAGCAGTCTTAAGCATATCACGATATGACTTAGAAATCATCTGAACAAACTGTTCTTTATCTCTAGGTTTCTGAATCATGTCATGTGCTTTTAACAACAACTCAACAAACTTAGGGTCAACCTTCTGTTTCTTTCCATCTTTGAATTCTATATCAACATTACCTTTAGTGTCTTTTGACCTACGCAACTGCATAACCATATTCTTTTTTGCAAGTTCTTGGTCTTTATCAGTTGCCTTCATGTCATCTCTATCAGCAGGGTCGATTCCTCTTCTACCACCAGCACCGTGACGCATTGCATCCCTACGAGCAGATGCTTCAGTCATTTCTTCGTCATCATCTTTAATCTCTGGGTCAAAATCCGTGTTCAGTCTTTTTAGAACTGCGGCAACCTGTTTGTGATTTGACAATCCTTTTTTGATTTTCTCAATCGTTTTTACTGCACCACTATAGTTACCACCTTTGTAACGTGGGTCGTTTGCAATACCGATTGCCATCTTAATTTGTTTTGGTGAGAATCCTTCACGCACTTCTGCAAGGGATTCCATCATTGTTTTGCTATACCTTGTCATTTACTTTTCCCTAATTTTAAGTAGTAGTTTACCACTTCCTTTTATTAAACGATGGTAAACCATCTTATTGATATGATATATTCTACCATGTTTCAGTTCCTCAGGCAGTTCATTATCCATCTGCAACTTCCAGTTATATCCAGAAAGTACAGTGATTTCTCTATCACTTCTATCACGATGCCAAACTAACTCACTCTCATCAACATCATGCTTAAACTCTCTTAACATGATATTAGTCTCCATACCTAAATCACTATATGGGTTTACCAAAAGAAGTTACCCCCACCAGATAAACCAAGTTGTTTAGCATACCGTGGTAAATTACACGCCCAGTATCCTGCTGTTGTTTTATCTTTTTTGTTTGCACAATCATGTCTTGCGGCAAACGATTTTCTTGCTTCCTTATCGTCCAACTTGACTTTTAAACCAGTTGTATCACCCCATGATACTTTCTTTACTTTGTCACCGTCTTTAACGTAGACATAGTATTTCTTAGAACCACCGACCTTTGGTTTATTTAGTTCAACGTCTTTCCCTTGATACTCAGATTCCATCATAGGACAGTCCAAAGGAACGTGTTCACCTTCATACATTGCATATTTACCAATGTCACCTTCTAGTAGTTCTTTATCAAATGCATTTGGTTTTAACTCACCACTTTCATAAAGGCGTCTTTTTTCATTAAAAAATTCGTAGTAATTTTCTGAACCAACACGATATTGGTTAGATTCTATTAGACTAGATTCTGCACATTCGTTACAGCAATCTGGTGTACCGCATTCGGTGTGTTCCTTAAACGATACGATTCCTTGGCCTGGAGTCATTTTCTGCCTTTCTTCTCTAGAGGCATCAGTTCCAATTTCACGAGAATCTTCACTCTCTTCCTTCTTACCTTTTGCCTGTTTCCATAAATCTGCGTCAGCAGTTGTTCGTGTCTTACCACCTGTAAGAAACGAATTAACTCTTGCGAATGCCCATTGTTGTGGCGTAGTGCCTGGGCGATGTCCTGTTTTCCATGCAGCCATTCCTCTGTCATATACCTTCTTTAAAATTCCATAAGGTACACCAGACTTTTCTGCTTTCGTAACAAGTCCTTCAATCTTCTCATCTAACTGAAAATCTTCTTTGGCAACACAGTTTGGCACCATCTTACCATTCTTCTTTTTCATACCAACTTGTTTGTGAGTATCCCAACAAGGGTCTTCTTCACCAAACATATCTTTAAATTTCTTTGTACTCTTCGATGGTTTTGTCTCTGCATGTCCATCGCCTGGAGCAGGGCCATCCTTTTTCTTTGCAAAGTGTGCCGCACGTTTTTGTTTAGTAGATTTAGACATTGCATCACCATCAGCATCTTTTGCATAATACTTTGCTGGTTCTGTACCTTTTCTGTCTTTAATATCTTTATCTTGTTTTACTTCATACAACCACTTCTTGTGTAATGTTCCGTCCTGTTCTGCAAAGGTAATATAATTAGTTCCTCTACGAACAACTTCACCAGAGACACCAGTATAATTATCTTCAACAGTATCGCCCACACAGAAAATCTTATTCTCCAAGTATAAGTCACGAACAACATCTTCATCAGTCATTACATTTGTTCTAGGAACAAAAGACTCACGAACACCCATGTACTTACGAACATCTTTAAATAGAGACATTCCTTGTTTGAAGTTGGATGGAAGTCCAAGTTTGAACTGGTCGAAATCATTTGCAATTGCAGCTGCTCTCATCTTAGATGCAGACATTCCAGTAACACCTTCTGCATCTGGGTCTCTTTCGCCCGCAGATACAACTTCAATATTATCAAAACCGTAGTAACCGTGTCTTGCCTCAGTTCCGTTGTATTTGTTTAGTAGTGTTTCAAACTCTGTAACTCTGTCAGAACCAACAACCATAATGATTGATTTGTGTCCCTTGTTGTGTAATGTGACTGCAATCTCAAATACATTTCGTGCTTTATCAACAACCAGACTTCTTGCATGTTTTGGGAACATCTTCTTCATGTATGCAAGTTTCTTTGCATATGGTAGAGGGTCTTTCTTTGCGTTCTCTGAATGAGATGCAAAAATATAATATGGAGCAGAGTTTTTCTTTGCTTGTTTAGCAACTGCTTCCATTAATTTTTCATGTCCAGTAGTCGGGGGATTAAATCTGCCAAAAGTGAATACAGCAGTATCACCACGAGCTTCTATAATTTCAGAAAACTTTTTCATTCATCTCCACCCTGTCTGATTTTTTTCAATCTTTCTAATTCTTGTTTTTTAAGTTTAATCATCATCTTTTTTGCAATCTTTTGAATCGCAGCACCCTTCTTTGCAACAATACGATTATCAATCTCTACTCTTGCAGCAGGTGGCAATTGCATATACTTCGCTGGACTTAACCCAGCAAACTTTTGAAGTATAACTGCCTTTGCAGCTTTCAATGCACGTTTGTGTAACATCTCTGGAGTTGCAAGTTTCTTTTTCTTTCGTGCAACCTTTGCCTTGAACGCAGATGACTTTGCCATCTTCGCCATTCTTCTTCCCATCGCTCTTCTTTGAGCCATAGAAACTGCTTTTCTTTCTAGCAGTTCAGATGTTAGTTCACTAAATTTCTTCATCTGTCCCATGCCTTAATTGCTGTAAAGTTATTAAAACTAAATTCCATTCTATCAACTAACTTTACTGCATTACCACTCACTCTGTCAATGGCAACAAATCCCTCTGGATTAACTACTTTAAAACCATTTGCAGTTCTAATGAATGTATCAGTTAATTGCTTAACACTATTTAGTTTCTTAACGATGCCCATCTTTGCTTCAATTAGATAGTTCTGAAACAAGATAACCTGTTCTAAATTCTTTGTATGTTTCTTTAGTTCTCGTAACATCTCTTTCTTTTCATTCTCAACTTTTTGTTGAGACTTCTCTGTTTTGAGACTTTTAATTCTTTTATCGTATGTATCAGATACCCACTTCTCGTATCCCTTTGCATGTGCTTTAGGATTGTTGATAGGTTTACCTTGTCTCACTTTACTATTATAATATGTCTTTAATGATGCACCAGCAAGGTTTCCTGTAAAATTGTTTTGTATGTTTAGAAACTTAGTCAACATGCCAGAGTTAATCTTTTGAAAAGTTTTACCAGCACCAGATAAAGATTTAGTAACTGCTTCTGTTTCTTTCTCAGTCATTGTTGCTTTACCAGCAACGTCTTTATAAGTTGCGTCATCCATCCATACAGATGTTGGTTTAGATAATCCTTTAATGTCTACACCGAATGATGCCTTCATGTCTTGAAGTGCGCTACCAGTATAAGTTGTATGCCATACAATTCCGATTTTGGATGCTTTAATCTGTTTACCAAAATCACTATCAATAGGAACAGCATAAACAATTGTATTGGGTTGGAATGTATAATACCTCACTCCATCAATAGTATCTGTTTCAATATCATCTGTCCACATCAAGTCTCCTTGAAGTACACCTTTAATACCCAACTTAGAAAATTCTGCAAGTGCAACTTTAAACTTACTATTCAATGAACCAGATAGTCCATCGTCATCAATCTCTTTTGCTGTCTTATATAATTTTGGTGTTGCATTAAATACTGATTTCTTTGCAACGAAAAACTTATCATCTTCTGGGTCGATACCAGCAAAGATTGCTGGAGCGCCGTCCCATTTAACTGTCATGTTTACAGATGAACGTGATGCACCTGCCAACATATCTCT